CATAGTTACAAAAGAAATAGAGACAGGTATGGTTGAAAAACTCAATATTCAAAACATACCACCTTGGGTAATGATCCTATTATTACTAGGATGGTTATTACCAACACCTACAGAGATGGGTAGAGGTATGCTTAACTTTGTACTATTATTATTTGGAAGATCGAAACTATGACACGAGCATTAACAGAAAAACAACAGAAGCTATTGGCTGTACTGTTTGATGAGGCAGGTGGAGACATTGTAACCGCAAAGAAACTTGCAGGATACTCTGACGCTACATCTTCCGCTGAAGTAGTAAAGTCTCTTAAAGAAGAAATACTAGATGCAACGCAGACTTACATGGCACGTAATGCACCTAAAGCTGCAATGTCAATGGTGGGTGCATTGTACGATCCTACAGAGTTAGGTATTCGTGACAAGATGCAAGCTGCCAAAGAACTACTTGATCGTACAGGTCTAGTAAAAACAGAGAAGATGCAAGTAGAAGCAAAGGGCGGTGTAATGCTTATGCCACCTAAACAAATGGATGACAATGACTAAACCTCTACAGAAGTGGAAGTTACCCCAACCAACCGACATAAAAGAAGACAACGAATGGATTGCAATTCCACGCATATCAAGAACAATACCATTCGGATATGAACTAGATAAAGACGATCCTGATATACTTCAACCTGTTGAAAATGAACTTGACATGCTTGAAGAGGCAAAGAGGTATCTAAAACAATATTCATTTCGTGAGGTAGCAAACTGGCTATCTAGAAATACAGGTAGATCTATATCTCACGTAGGACTCAAGAAACGGTTGGACAATGAGCGAAGAAGAAAAAACAAAGTTGGAAGCCTACGCAGATGGGCAGAATATGCGAAAAAGGCAATCGCCAAAGCGGAAGAAATCGAAGCCAAACGTATTGGTGCGAAAGAAAAAGAAAGCTACCCCGAAGTCAAAGCCAGTTAACATTGTAGAATCTATACCAATAGAGGAGCAACACAATGTTATATTTAAGCCAAATGACGGGCCTCAAACTAGTTTTTTAGCGGCAGGTGAGCGTGAGGTGCTATATGGCGGCTCTGCAGGTGGGGGTAAGAGTTATGCAATGCTTGCTGACCCATTAAGGTATATGGGCCACCCTGCCTTCTCAGGATTGCTCCTACGGCATACTACGGAAGAATTAAGGGAACTTATCTTTAAGTCACAAGAAATGTACCCTAAGATATGGCCTGGGATTAAATGGTCAGAACGTAAGATGCAGTGGACTGCGCCCTCTGGTGCGAGGTTGTGGATGTCCTACCTAGATAGGGAAGATGATGTCCTGCGCTACCAAGGTCTAGCGTTTAGTTGGATAGGCTTTGACGAGTTAACACAATGGCCCTCACCATTCGCATGGAACTACATGCGATCTCGTCTACGGTCCACTGCACCCGACTTACCAGTGTACATGAGGGCTACCACTAACCCAGGAGGTAGGGGACATCACTGGGTAAAGAAAATGTTTATAGACCCTGCTGCTCATAACAAAGCATTTGACGCAACAGACATAGAGTCAGGAGAAGTTTTAAAATATCCTGCAGGTCACGAAAAAGCAGGAAAGGCATTATTTAAACGTAAGTTTATTCCTGCACGACTATCTGATAACCCTTACTTGGCTAATCAAGGTGACTACGAGGCAATGTTACTGTCACTACCAGAACAACAACGCAGACAACTACTAGAGGGTGACTGGGATATAAAAGAAGGTGCAGCCTTTACTGAGTTTGATAGAAATATTCATGTAGTTGAACCTTTTAATATACCTTCCAACTGGGTTAAATTTAGAGCATGTGACTACGGATATGGAAGTAAATCAGGAGTTGTGTGGTTTGCTGTAGCACCCGATGAACAATTAATTGTTTACAGAGAACTATATGTAAGTAAAGTATTAGCTACTGATCTTGCGGATATGGTTCTTGACTTAGAAGCAGAAGATGGTAATATTAAGTACGGAGTACTGGATAGCTCTTTATGGCATAAACGTGGCGATACAGGTCCAAGCCTTGCGGAGCAAATGATAAGTAAAGGATGCAGATGGCGTCCTTCAGATAGATCAAAAGGTTCTCGTGTAGCAGGTAAAAATGAAATACACAGAAGACTACAAGTAGATGAGTTTACAGAAAATTCAAGACTGGTATTTTTCAATACCTGTACAAATATAATTTCTCAACTACCTGCAATACCGTTAGATAAAAAAAATCCAGAAGATATTGATACACATTCAGAAGACCACTTGTATGATGCGTTAAGATATGGTATAATGTCAAGACCACGTTTTAGTGTATTTGATTATGATCCACATGGAACAACATCAATGGGTATGCGAGTAGCGGATGCAACATTCGGTTATTAAGGAAAAATAAATGGCAGAAGATAACGAAGTATTTATTGAAGACGATGCAATAATTCTTGAAGATACAGAAAACTCAGTAGAAGAAGATGCAGATACATCTAAAATAATTCCATTTATTATGGAACGATATAATCGTGCAGAAGACTATCGTAGACAAGATGAAGAACGTTGGTTAAAAGCATATAGAAACTATCGGGGTATATACGGATCTGACGTTCAGTTTACTGAAGCAGAAAAATCTCGTGTGTTTATTAAGGTAACTAAAACCAAAACACTTGCAGCTTATGGTCAAATTGTTGATGTGTTATTTGCAAAAAATTCTTTTCCGTTAACTGTTGACCCAACAGAACTTCCAGAAGGTGTAGTAGAAAATGTCTCTTTTGATCCTGCTTTACCTAAAGAGTTACAGGAAGATAAAAAAAGTGAACCAATATCGCCTTATGGTTTTAAGGGTGACGGTAAAGAAATACCTAAAGGCGCTACAGTTAAAACGTTACAGGAATCGTTAAATCCAGAATTACGTGAAAAGTTAGACCCTATTGAAGGAATAAAAGAAGGTACAGGTAACACACCTACTGCAGTTACATTTAGTCCTGCTATGATTGCAGCAAAAAAGATGCAAAAGAAAATACAAGATCAACTTGATGAATCTTCTGCATCTAAACATTTACGAAGCACTTCATTTGAAATGGCATTGTTTGGTACAGGTGTAATGAAAGGACCATTTGCTGTAGACAAAGAGTATCCTAGTTGGGACGATGAAACAGGAGAGTACTCACCTACATTTAAAATAATACCACAGGTATCCCATGTATCTGTTTGGAATTTTTATCCAGATCCAGATGCTAACAATATAGAAGAAGCACAGTACGTAGTGGAACGACATAAACTGTCTCGTTCACAAATGCGTAATCTAAAGAAACGTCCATACTTTCGTTCAACAGTTATCGATGAAGCTATATCTTTAGGAGAAAACTACGATAAAGAATATTGGGAAAACGATTTAGCAGACTATGCACCTGAACATGGTATTGAAAGATTTGAAGTTCTTGAGTATTGGGGTATGTGCGATGTTAAAATACTAGAAGAACAAGGTGTAGATATACCTAGTGACCTTTCTGATATGGATGAATTACAAGCAAATATTTGGATTTGTAATGGTAAACTACTGCGTATGGTTCTCAATCCGTTTAAACCTGCACGTATTCCATACATGGCTGCGCCCTATGAACTAAACCCATATTCATTTTTTGGTGTGGGTATTGCTGAAAACATGGACGATACACAAACACTTATGAATGGTTTTATGCGAATGGCTGTAGATAATGCTGTACTGTCAGGCAACCTGTTGATAGAGGTAGATGAAACTAACTTAGTTCCAGGACAAGACCTATCAGTATATCCAGGCAAAGTATTTAGGAGACAAGGTGGTGCTCCAGGGCAAGCTATCTTTGGCACTAAATTTCCTAACGTTGCAGGAGAAAACTTACAGCTATTTGATAAGGCACGAATACTAGCTGACGAATCTACAGGTTTTCCTTCCTTTGCTCATGGTCAAACGGGAGTACAAGGTGTAGGTAGAACTGCTAGTGGTATTAGTATGTTAATGGGTGCGGCTAGTGGCACAATTAAAAATGTTATTAAAAATGTAGATGATTATTTATTACGCCCACTAGGAGAGGGGCTGTTTAGATTTAATATGCAATTTGATTTTGATCCTGAAATAAAAGGTGATCTAGAAGTTAAAGCTCGTGGAACAGAATCTCTTATGGCTAACGAAGTACGTAGTCAAAGGCTTATGCAATTTTTGCAGGTATCATCAAATCCTGCACTTGCACCGTTTGCTAAGTTTCAATATATTATTCGTGAGATTGCAAAGTCTCTTGATCTTGATCCAGACAAAGTTACCAACAATATGAATGAAGCTGCTATTCAAGCTGAACTAATGAAACAATTTCAGCAAGAACAACAACAACAACAAAAAGAAGCAGGAACAGAACAAGGTGCTCCTGCAGGTGCAAACCCAATGGACACATCAGGAGCAGGTGGTGGAAACATAGGTATAGGTCAAGCACCAATACCACAAGAACAAGGATTTAGTGGAAATGAAGGACAGGGAGCACCTGAACAAGCTCAAGGGGTTGGTGAATAACCATTCTCAATGGGATAACTTTGAAAAGTATTTGGATACTTTAATAGATCAACAACACAGAGTAATGGAACAAACAGACAATACAGTTGCTATGCATAGAGCACAAGGAGCAGTATATCAGTTACGTAGACTTAAACTACTTAGAGACGAGGTACTAAAAAATGTATGAAGAACAAATGGAACTATTTAACGAAGGTGGTTTAAAAGATGAGGGTGGTTCTGTAGATCCTGAGTCAGGTAATGATGTACCTATCGGTTCTACGAAAGAAGAAGTACGTGACGATATACCTGCTATGTTAAGTGAAGGTGAATTTGTTTTTCCTGCTGATGTTGTACGTTATGTTGGTCTTGAAAATTTAATGCGTATGAGACAAGACGCTAAAATGGGTTTAAAGAAAATGGAAGCTATGGGGCAGATGGGTAATAGTGAAGAAGCTACTATACCTGACGATATGCCATTTGATATGACTGATCTTATTATTGTTGCAGGAGATAAAGAAGACGATACAAAAGAAATGGCACAAGGTGGTGTTATAAAAGCACAGCAAGGTACTTATGTCACAGGTCAAACAGGTATTGCAGGTACGACACCTTCTATATTTGACGAAAACAAAACTCAAACAAATATTGCTACTCCTGCTAGTTCTATTGCTCCTGAATCAATAGCTGCTCCTTCAGGCGGTTATCGTCCTTTATTTTTAGACCAAGCCCCACCTCCTTCTCCTGTTGTTACTCCTAATGTTCCCCCAGTTGTTACACCCGAAAATGATGATCCGTTTATTGAAACCGTAGATCAAATTTATGAAACAATTGAATACATTAATCCTGAAACAGGTGAACGTATAATGATTAGTTTCTATAATGGTCAACCTATTAATGCTATACCAGAAGGGTTTATTCCTTATACTGAATATTTAAGGCAACAACAGGAACAGCAAGATACTACTACGACTGATGATTTAGACGAAACATCTACAGATTCTACTTTAGTTACAGAAGTTTCTACCGATGATACTAGTGTAGATAAAGCAGCATTATCAGAGATGGTTTCAGCCGTACAACAAAAAGAGGCTACCGATTATAAAGATAAATTAGCTAAAGCTATAGATAATAAAGATAAAAATAGTTTAATGGAATTATACGCCCAAACACAAAGAGATAAAAAAATAATGACAGGGTTAGCTCTGGCTACAGGTATAGGAAGTCTTCCTGCTTTAGTTGGTCGTTTTCTTTTATCTGGAAGAGAGAAAAATTTAGAAGAAGCTTTAAATCAAGCATTTGGAAAAGATTGGGAAAATAGCGAAGAATTTAGAGCTATATCAGAACAATCTATTTTTGAACAAGCAAAAGGTGCATTGTCCACTGCTTTCGATAGTGCATTTACCAAAGAAGGTAGAGATGCTTATTATGAAAATTACAAAGCAAAGTATGATACAGCAAGCCATCCTATGGGTGGTGGTACAAAAAGTGTATTAACGGCAAGAGAACAACAAGCGTTTGATAATGCGGTAGAAAGCGGAAATGTTAATGTAGCAAATCATTATGCCATAATAAATAATCGTAAACAAAAAATGATGGATTATGCAGCAGGTAAACCTGTTAGTGGTTTAAGCAGATTTGATAAAGAACAAGCTGACAAACTTTATGGTAAAGATAAACCAAAAATAAGTAATCTATCTATGGATACACAAACTAAAAAAGCATTTTCTCAAGATAAATTTCCTAGTGGAATAAGTGGCGATGACCCATATTCAGAACAAGATAAATTTCCTAGTGGAATAAGTGGCGATGACCCATATTCAGAACAATCAGATAGTTTTGGCCGTCCAAATATGGAGCAGATAGATTTAAGTGGAATGGGTGCAGGTGCTGCTCAACCATCAGTACAAACTGATGTAACTTTACCTGTTGCTCCTAAAACTACATCGGCAGCAGAAAGAAAAGAAGCAGCAAGATTAGCTGCTAAAAGAAGACGTAAAAAACGCAGGGGATCAATAGATAGAGCAAAATCTATTAGTTCAGATGTAACAGGTGCAGGAGCACCTGCTGTAAGTGCTACTCAAAAATCAGGACCGTTTGCTAAAGGTGGATTAGCAAATAGAAGAAAATAACTAACCACCAATATGACTAGCTACCCATCCCCCATCCAACATGGCTACGGTGGCCCTAGTGAAAGGACAGATAATGTCAGAACAACAAATTATGGCTGAAGAAATGCAGTCATCAAAAAAAGTAGCATTTGCAAATCGCAAGTATACTAATGAAGAAAAACTAAAAAAAGAAGAAGAAGAGTTAGAAGAATTACTCGCAGAACAAAAGGGTGAAACAGAAGAGGTTGAAGAACCAAAAGAAGATGAACCTAAAAATGCAGAGGAACGTAGCTTTAAGAAACGATATGGCGATCTACGTAGACATCAACAATCAAAAGAAAAAGAATATGAAGATCGTATCAAAGCATTAGAGCAACAACTAACTGACTCTACTAAAAGTGAGATTAAGTTACCAAAATCAGATGAAGACATTGAAGCTTGGGCAAAACAATATCCCGATGTAGCAGGTATCGTAGAAACTATTGCAATTAAAAAAGCACGAGAACAGTCAGAAGGACTAGAGGCACGTGTAAAAGAAATAGATGAAATGAAAGCTACAGCTACACGAGAGAAAGCTGAAGTTGAATTATTAAAACTACATCCTGATTT